CAGTTTGGAGGTGTCACGCGGGGCCTGGGTGGTTTCGGCGGCGTGCGCAAAGGTGCCTGTAAATGCAAAAAATAGGCTGACAAGAGAAAGACGAATTTTCACGCGGATGAACTCGCTAAAAAGTAAGGAAATAACCGTTCGGGAACGGGTTTTTGATAAATGCCGTTACATTTTAGGAGTATGGATCAGAAAGTGATAGAGAGCCTTTAAATAAAGGCTCTAAGCCGATGATTGGTCAGGCTTGTACCGATTTTATACCAATCATCGCTTGCTCCAGCTTTCCGACCTCTGACCAGTCAGTGGTTGACGATAGCCATTTTGCGTAAGTCGTCAGCAACACCTGAACGCTGTGCCCAAGCTGGCCGGCGATAAACGCAGGGTTCATGCCTGCCATTAGACACATGGTTGCATAGGTGTGTCGGCAGTTGTACTGCGGTCGATGCCGTAGATCAAGCGCCGTCAACGCCTTGCTGAACTGGTCGCCGGTCTGAGACGGGCGGCAGATAAATTCAGACCCCCCCGATGGTGGAAACACATACTGAGATTTGGTCTTGATTCTCCGACGCTGTAGCTGTCGATCATCGGCGATCTGCTTGGCTTGCCGCAGGGCATTCAACGCTCGACTATTAAGCATCACCGTCCTTGCGTACTTCGTCTTGGTGCGCTCCTCTACTTCCCCATCTACAACGATTCGGCACACGTGTGCAGTACGCGCGTCCATGTCGATCTCATCCCAGCGCAACGCCGCTATCTCTCCGGTTCTCAGCCCGCTGAAGAACGCAAATTCAAAGTAAGCGGCAAATATTCGCACGCCTGGCTTTTTAAAGTTCTCGTACATCCACTCAACGATTACAGCCGCTTCATCTCCCGAAAACGGATCCACCTGCTTTTTTGCTTTCTTCGGGAGTTTGATCGGCGTCGCCGGGTTGCGATCAAGCAACTCATCCTGCACGGCAGACTTCAGTAGTGAAGTGACCCGCGCTATCGACTCGCGTTTAATCGATTGTGTTTCCCAAACTGTTTCGCTTATTACCCTGCGTAGCACCATCGTGGTGATTGCCGTGATCGGGAGCTGCCCAAGCCATGGCATCCAGTAGGTGTTGATCGTTGCTCGATAGTTTCTCCGCGTGCCGGGCACGATCTCCAAGCTATCAATCCAGGCCTGGGCGTACTCGCCGAACGTCATCACCAGCGATACTGGCATGTAGCTGGAGTTTGGGAATAGCTCAGCGTATCGCTGATCATCCAAAACCCCATGCTTTGCCAGGCTTATTACTTGATCGCGTAGATCGGCTGCCGCTTTAATCCCTTTTGGGGTTTGTGGGTGTGCGAGAGTCTCGCAGCGTCGCTCGCCTCTCCAGGTGAAGCGAATGCGAACGGACTGGCCAACGAATTCAACTCCTGTGGGCAGGCCCATTGGCTTTCTAGCCATGCTTCATACCTCCTTAAGCTATAAAAAATCCTGCCGTCAATCTTGTTCCAGACACCTTCTGGAATTACACGACGGTCGCGCTTGCCTTCCAGTGCCCGCTTAGTGGTGCCGATGATCTCGGCCATTCGAGCCTCCGGCACTTTGTCGAGCTGAAAGGGTTCCTGTTTTTTCTGTGTTTCCGGCATAGGCATACCTCGCCCGCCGCTCACCGGCAGGCATGTAGGGGGATTGAGGTGGATTGCAGTGAATGATTGGTTACATACTCGCCGGTCTATTCGATGGAGCGGAGAGCGGTATGACCGAGAATTCTGATGCAAGCATCTTTGAAGCGGTCGGGATGGCAGTTATTGCGTCTCAAGCGTTCGAAAAAATATTTGTCCTCGCTGCGAGATTTGCCATTGACCAGTCAGCTGTCACGACCTTGGAGGATGTGATGCCAGTGGATGGAGCAAAGGCGTTTAAGCAGCCGATAACTGCCATTCTAAGAGAGTTGTCGGGGTCGATTGAGCTTGTGGACTATGAGGAAAGAATCAAAGCCCTCACCCAATCTAGGCATGAGGTGGTCCATCGCATTTCGCAGTCGTGGCCAGCAGCGTCCAGCGATGCAGAGCGGATAAGAATTCGCGAGCTATGCATCAACGTCACTGCTGAAAGCCTTGATCTTCTCCGCGTTTTTACATTGATGATGGGGGAGTGGACTAAGCGATTTCCGACGATGAAGCCACTTGTCGAGGCGCTTAATCTGGATGACATGGTTCGTCATGGCGTTCAGTCACCCGCTTGAACTCGACCACCCAGACCCACGGGTTGGCGTTCCAGTCGCCGCCGACTGAGGAACAGAGCAGCTCGAACGATTTTCGCGGGTCGGCGCTGTAAGTCTCGATCCCCTCAACATAGCGGCTAGATTTGGGCGGGGGGATGTGCGAATAGCGGGTTTTATCGTGTTGTGGCAGGATTCGGCAGGATGAATCAATTATTCAGGCAAAGTCATGGCAGAAGACTCACAAGATTTAGAGAGGCCAAAAAAGAAATTCGACCTTATTGATGAGTCAGATAGAGGGGCGGCGATAGTTGGCGCAGCACTACTGGAAGATAATCTTGTCAGCATCCTCAAGGAAAAAATGTTGCTGGATGTGATGTCGCAAAAACAGGTCAAGGATATTTTTGACTTAAGTGGGCCGTTATCTAATTTTTCAGCAAAAATATCTATAGCTTTTGCGTTTGGTTTTATAGATAAAACTACTTTTGATGATCTTCAAATAGTAAGAAAGCTGAGAAATAAGTTTGCTCATTCTTCAGGCAATCTTTCGTTTGATGATGGTGAAGTAAAATCTCAGATCAATAATATGCACTGCTTTAAATTCGCCGTTCAAGAATTCCCGAGACGTTTTTCACCGGGCTCAGACGGCGAGCAAGATGAATGGAAAATGCGTTCGGGTGGTTATATTCGCCTTAACAAGGCCGCGTTTTCGATAGCGGTTAAAGATCTGTCAATGCGAATAAAGTTTTCATCAATGATTCGGGACCTTAAGACCCACGGAATGCCTCTTCCGGAAGCATTCGCTATGTTCAAGGATATTTACGATTCATAAGTTTCTTGATTGGTGACTTTTTGACTTTGCTGATCGTGTGAGAGTTCTTCATGACTCCGCGTGCTTCTGTTCCTGGCTCAGCGCCTGCTGTACCGCGTGAATGATCCGCTGGAGGTAGGCGTAATCGGGGTTTGGCTCGGTGGCGTCGTTGGTCAGGTGCCACCACTCATCACCGTACAGCGTTGTCATCAGTTCGCTGTGCGCACCGTGGAGATGTTCAATTGATGGTGCGTCGCGCAGATCCTCCGCCTCATCGAACCGCTCGCGCGCCTCCTCCACGCCGTACAAAACTGGCGGCGTTCTTTCAGCACAAGGCGCTGCACTTCATTTGCAAGCGCGTCCCCACTGAACCGACGTGGGCTCATCTCCTGATCGAAGTAACCGATGATGTAGCCTGTGTTCAGCTTGCAGAAGAACTGCCCGATGCTCAGGCCATCCCACATGCCACCCCAGCAGGCTGTCCAGCTCTTGCCCCAGCAGCTGACGGTGATCTTGCCCTTGCATGAGGCTAGGTCCTCAAGGAATACGGTGATCGGGTCAAGGTTCGGCGCACCGGTGATGACCAGCTTCGTGACTGTCGAGCGCTCCACCTGCAGCGGCGCGGCGACTCTGTTTTCTGTAGGCATGGGGAGTCCTTGCCGGGCCATGCCCGGGGTGTGGTGCTACGATGGCCCCTTCCTCTAAATGGGCTGAACCATGACAAAGCACGATATTTACGATGAGATCGAAGGCTTTCAGGTTTGGAACTACATGGAGTGCTACAAGGACGAGGAAGGCCGGGAGACTTGGCGTATCAACGTCGAGGTAAAGCGCGGTGGTGAGGTTTTGGTGCCGGTTGTTGCGGGTGACCGAACCTATGTTGACCGTGGCCTGGCGCAGGTTGCTGGGCGTGAGGTAGGGGCCCGGTTGATTGCTGGCGCAGGGCTATAGGGCTTCTGTGGGCAGGGGAGTTCAAGTGAGTGAGGAAAGCGCGAGGGTGTCCTCACCACCCCGCGCGACGCCGGCGTGCAGTTCCACCTTGCTGCCAGCAAGCATCCCGGCGAGCTGGGCGTTTAGATCCAGCTCTACCGCCTTGCCTTTTCTGGACTTCCCGATTTCCTGGGTAGCGAGATATTCGCTGATCAGTGCCTTGTCCTGCGCCTGAATCGCGACGAGGTCTTGGCCGGTGGCGGGGCTCCCGAGCGGATCATCATCGGTTTGAGGTACAAGCGCTTTCAGCTTCGACTGAACCTCCCAAACCCACGCCAGTGCAAAGTGATCGCCGGCAGTCTCTGCCGAATACCGACTGCGATGAACTCCAGATCTGACCGCTGAGCAGTAGGCCTTCCGTGCCTGTGTGAGCTTGGTGTGTAGCGCCTCGTACGCGTAAAGGGCGATGTTTTGGGCGGGAGAAACGCCGACGAATGTTGCGCACTCAATGACCTGGCCTTTTGCTGAACTCCATGTCCGGCGCCGTAGGGTTGTGCAACTGAATGCTTCTGCTACAGCGATGCTGAGTTGCTGATCCCACGCTGGCCGACGCTTGGTGCGGAACAGGGCGGACTCTACCTCGCCAACATCGCTCAACTTCACATCCATTTCGGTCAGCCGGAACTTCCGCATCAGTGCCTGAGCCTGCCTGAGCGCAGTGGCGGCTTCGTTCTCGTTTGCGCTCTGCGCCAGTGCCAGGCAGTGTTTGATCTTGCGGATTGCGCGCTCGAGCTTCTTTTCGTCAATCTGTTGTGCGGACATAGGGGATCCTCGCCGGCTGGCGTGCTTCGTTGATATGAGTGATATGCTGAATACAAAATCGGCTACTGCGGGGCCTTAGAAATGCAGGTAAATATAATTTCTACGTTACGTTGGCTTAATGTAGAGGCTGAACCGGGTATTTACGAAATGATGCCTGGCGTCTCTATTGTTAATGACCGCGAAGTGATAAAAGATTTGCTTGATTCCCCGTTCAAATATTTTGCCGGATATATCGAATATGATCACCTGCTTCATACTGACCACTTAGCAGTATGTAGGCCGGAAGAAGTAAGTATTTGGGAAGGGTATGATCACAGTGAACCAATGCTCCTGACATGGTTAATGTGGCTCTCGATCATTATTGAGGACTCATGGTTGGTTAAAGACAATGCGATAGGTTGTGAGCTGGCGCACTGTCACTTTAACGATAATGGTCAGGATTTTTGGACCAGTAATGGATTGTATTCAACACTGTCAAAAGCCGACGGCGACGCTTTGGTGCACACGGCTTTCAATTACTCAGAAATAAATCAGTGGCGGGATGTTAGCCTGGAGCTAAGAACTCACCTCCATGACAGGGGGTTCTCAATGTTCCAGTCCCCTGTATCAAAAAAAGCTACGCGCTTTGACCGCTTCCTAAGCTTCATAACATCATCGAGAAAGACTCCATATCCGTCACTGAAAATTGCACAAATATGTAGTGCGCTAGAGAGTCTATTCTCAACTAGCACAGGTGAGTTAACCCACAGGCTTTCTGAGCGAGTTGCTCACTTTTTAGGTGGTTCTGCTAAGGATATGGAGAGCCGCTACCAATTCATGAAAAGGGCCTATGGGATCCGCTCTCAAGTCACTCACGGGTCTCACATAAAACAATCAGATATTGACGCTTCGCCTAATATAAGCAAAGGATTGCAAGATATCTGTAGGGAAATTGTTTTCGTGGTTTTGCGCGATTCCACAAAGCAGTCAGTTGTCTATGGGACGAATGAATTGATTGAAGATTATTTCAGGAAAGAACTATTTAGTTAAGGTGGTGCCATCGGAATTTGATCGGCACAGCAACGCCATATTGTAATCTCGTGAAAGTTCAGCTATTACGGGTAACCGGCATGGAGCCGGAACAAGGAGCTACGAATGAGTTATTTCAAGACCACGAAGGAAGCTGATCAACTTGTCGCTTACTTCACAGACATAGATCTTTGCTTTGAATGCGGATGCCGGATAGAAGGAGGTGTGGTTCGCTATGACGGGTATGCTGAACCAGGGAAAATAAAAGGACTTTTCTTCCATCCAGCTTGCGCAGCACTTCTCGGGCAGCGGCTTATTTGCGATGGGTTTCCTAAAAGGCACCAGAACTGATTGACGGCTCCTCTATCTCCTCGCCAGGATCGCGCGACAGTTCTGCCAGGCTCGCCTCATGAAATGAACGCGACACCTTTTCAGTAACTACAAAAGGTGTCGTGACACATTTGAGCATCTGCGCCGCCGTTTCGAACTCGGCGGCGATCACGTTGCGTAGTAGGTTCTGAAACACTTCCTGCTGGTTGTTGAAGCCGTGCTACCTCATCAAGCGCTTGAGGTCGGCCTTGAACACGCAGGCTACCTCAACCGTAAATTTCTCGACGCCCAATGCAGCGTTCTTTTCGGCCGCCTTCTCTCGCTTGCGTCGCTGCTTCTTGGCTTCCGCCGTCAGCTCTTCCTCGGCCATGGCCTACCTCTTCGATTGCGTGTGCTGGGAAATCAAGCCATGCCTCCGCCAGCTTTGTCGCACCTGGTTACTGATGCGCTTCACGGAGAGTCCTTGTCGGGCCGTGCCCGGTGAGTGAATAGAGTATTACGCTGCTACAGTCTCAATTCATCAAATCGTCAAGGCTGCAGCGGAGGATAGTGCGGTCATGGGCTTTGGTTTGACTATCACCCTGATCAGTGAGGGCTGTTTGTCGACACGGATTTTTTTATCGGTCGACTTTGCTCGCGCTTTTCTTAACCGATGCTATGGTTTTAACGGAGCTACTACGGTGGCTCACAAAGCCGGATCATTTAAACTTCCTATTAAGCAAGGATATGGTGGGCAAATGAGCACGTATTCAACTCCAATTAAGGAAGGCGTTAGCCTTGAAGAGGCGCTAGGTGAGGTGTCTGACCGAGGTCGATTGTTTAGTTTAACTATCCAGAATTCAAGTAGCCATGTAATTAGGGATATTGCTGTTGGTGTCGAATACCACGCCCCCGTCAATGGACAGTCTGGAGAAATCTATGCTGGGTATACAGTAGGCCCTGGGGATTTGGTTGAAAGAACATTTTCCACAGTCGGGTGTATCAGAAAAGTTCAGATACTATACTGGGTAGATAATGGCACTAAAGGGTATCATTACTATTTTCCAGACGCTCCTGTTGGATCCTGTGCTGCACGGCGCCTGGTCAAGTTCAATAATTCGAACGGCTTTGAAGGTGAGGTTATTGCCGAGGATATCGACGCCGATCTCCCAGAGGCATAGATCGATGAATATTAGGTCTGGCAACTAGGCCGCTGGCTTCCTAGTCGAGTTTCTGTGCGCCGCGGCCGGCATCGAAGAAGGCGTCGAGCAGCTGATTCAGGTCGTCGATGATCGAATCTCGCGGGCAAGGCCTTTGCACGCCGTTCACTGGGACCAGCCTTCAATATTGACCTTCTTGCCGTCAGCGCGAGCCTCAAGCAATTGTGCGCGGTTGATCGCTGCCTTCCAGGTGAAGCAGATCCCCATGACCTTGCCGGTGGAGCGTTCGACAACGTGGTAGGCACCTGCACCCTTGTTGACTACCTGGAAGCGGACCTCTTGCACAGGCTGTTCCTTGCCGATCATGGCGTACATTCCGCTAGTTGCAATGGTTGCGCGGACACGGAGGGTCGCGAGCCCTTCGGAGCGTTCTTGCATTGATGGGGGCATGTCTTTTCCCTCGGGGTTTGAATTAGGCGAGCAGTACAGGTTGCTCCGCACAGCGCACCATCCTGACTTGCGCGGTACGGCGTTCTGGCACCCGGCGATCACGACGCATCGACTCATCACCGATCATTGCGTGCATGGCGATTAGCGCCGCCAACAAGAAGCACATCGGTGAGATGATCTGGCGGCGCATTGCCTCGGCAATCATCGCGGTCTGGCGGGTTACGCCGAGCTTGAACATGGCGCAGGAAAGGCGCTTGGTCACAGTGCAGGCCGCAACATCAAACTGCCTGGCGATCTGCTTGGCCGTCATGCCCTGGGCAGCAGATAGCAGGTACTGAAGTTCTTTGTGCGCAAGGCCGCGTCCGAGGTGGCCTTTCCATACGCCGTTGATGATTGTTGCTTCCATCGTCGTGACTCCCGGTTAGTTTCCCGTCTGGCCCTGTCGCCAAGGCCAGCCAGTGAAATCTTCCGTTCTACTTAAAGAGCTTGGTCCAGTCGGTCCCGCTTTCCGGGGCTGGGAGATCACTTCGCTGATCCCATGCTATCTGGCGGCTTCACCAGTCGTTTGTGGGTTGTTAAGTCCCGCCGAACTCTTGGCTAGCCGTTCGTGGCTATTAAATTATTCGTATATGGGTTTTATGTCAAGCCGGATATGGCTATTTCTTTTTGTTTATTCGTATTCGGTTTTGTGGTGGCATTAAAAAACCCGCCGAAGCGGGTTTGCTGGAACTGGTTTTTTCTAGCGACGCTTCATCCAGGAGCCTGTCACCACTCCGCAGATTTTGGTGTCCTCTGGCATTTCCAAAATACGGCTTGGATAGTCGGGATTCAGGGCCAACAAGAAAACACCTTCCTCCGTAATCTGGAGCCTTTTAAATGTTGTCTTGCGATCAGGCTCTGGCGTCCTCACGACTACATCGCTGTTGTGACGAGCTTCAATATCTGGATCGACGAGGATGATTTCACCATCCCTGTACTCGGGGAACATGCTTAGCCCATTCACCTGCAGGCAGAATGCGCTGGCACTGTGGGAGTAAGGGCACTGCAGCCATTCCTCGGCATGATTTATAGATAGCAAATCAAAGCTTTCGCTGAGCATCCCTGCAGTCACCCATGAGATCAGAGGAACCGGATCATAAAGGCCATGACCGGAACTGATGTTTGATTCCCCGCCCTTGAGACGGTCAATCAGACCGTTATCAATCAAGTCTTGAGCTTCAAGCTTAAATGCTTTGGCCAACGACTCAACCCGGTCTATACCGGTGTCCGTTTCTGCTTTTAGGGCTCGACCGATCGTTGTCTGTCCAACCCCTGACTTGGCCTCCAATTTCTTTTGGGTGTTCAAGTTTTGCGAGCTGGACATGAGGTATTTGAGGTTGTTTGCCAGGATTTGGCGAGTAGAAAGCATTTTGCGTAGCCCCTAAACCATATACGGCTAATAGTCTCATCTGCGGCTAGTCGTTTGTGGCTTGACCTAAATATTCGTATACGGCTACGATATGCGTTAATGACTAAATAGGTTAGCCGCTATGCACGTAGCCAATTTCCAAAATGACCTGCTGGGCTTCGTTAGAGGCGAGCTATCTGACCGCCGAGGTGAATGGCGGGAAATCAGTAGCGCAGCAAAAGTCCCTTATTTCACGCTGAGCAAGATCTCGAACGGTGCCACCAAGGATCCTCGGATCAGCTCGATTCAGGCTCTCACCAACTATTTCGTTGAGCATCCTAGGACGGCTTAACCGTTTGATGTCCTCCATTTTCCGCTGAGTTGGAACTCCGGAATAGAGATTATGGATTAGCTGTCAATTCATCCAGTAGCCAAATTACAGACATAAAAAAACCGCCTGGCAGGGCGGTTCAGTACAGCTTCATAACGAGGTGAATAATGATCAATAACGTCCACGCCGTCAACAGCTCGGGCGATGTCGCGAAACTGTCCGGCAATTCCGAAAACGTGTCTCGACACCTAGTTACAAATCAATCCGCCGCGATGAAGGCCGCTCTCATGATTAGCGGCCAATACTCGCATGCCTCTAAGTCTAAATTTCGCCAAGCATGCCTCAATCATTTGAAGGCGTCCTTAGCTTCTGCCCAGGATGTCCCTGCATGAGTACCATCATCATGAGCCTGTGCTGGCCGTTGCAAGGCATGAGCGGCCCGCAAAAGGCTGTACTGATTTCGCTGGCCGATAATGCAAACGACGAGGGTGTCTGCTGGCCCTCGGTCGCTCGCATCTCTGAGCGGACATGCCTCGCAGAAAGGACTGTTCAGGCCGCCATAAAGTGGCTCGGTCAGGTGGGAATTTTGTCTGTCCGTGAACGGATGGGGCGTTCGACGATTTACACCCTAACCCCCGCATCTTATGCACCCCCGCAGGCGGCGCACCCCGCAGCAGATTCACCACCACCCCCGCAGCTCACGACGCAAACCCCCGCAGCAGCCGCACCCAGAACCGTAATAGAACCATCAAGTGAACCAACATCTCTCGTCGGCGGTGAGCAACCAGCGAAAATTTCGAAGCCGAAATGCCCAACCCAGGCAATCGTCGATTTGTTCAACGCAACGATCCCGGAGTTTCCTCGGGTCATGTTGTTAACCAAGGATCGAATTGCCAAGGTCAACGCACGTTGGAACGAAAGCGATGTTCATCAGGATCTCAGTTTCTGGGCCGAGTACTTCGCCCTGGTGCGCTCCAGCGAGTTTCTCATGGGCAAGGTTTCGGCTTCTGGCGGTAATCCTTTCCGCTGCAACTTCGATTGGCTGATTGCCCCGAGCAACTTCGTGAAGGTCGTTGAGGGAAATTACAATGCGTGATCCCTACAGCCTGGAAGCCGAACACGGTGTGCTGGGGGCGATGTTCCTGCGCCCTGAGCTGATCGACGTAGTGGCCGCCGATCTGGTGCCCGAGGACTTTTACTACGAGGACAACGCCGAGCTGTATCGCGGGATTTTGGCCTTGCACGGTGATGGTCATCCCGTCGATATCGTGACCGTCGGGGTTTATGTGGGGGATCTGCCTGGTGGTGTGAGTTCGTTTGCCTACGCCGCAGAAATTGCCCGCAATACGCCAAGCGTTGCAAACGCCGCTTCCTACGCCGGAACGGTTCGTGAGCGCAGCCTGGATAGGTCGATCATCGAGCTGAGCGTGCGGATCAACGACATTGCCTACGGTGACCAGCCGGCGGCTGACAAGGTTGCAGCGGTACAGGCTGAGTCCCACGCCATTGACAGCCAATCGGCAACATCCGAAGTGTTCAAGGCTGAGGACTTTCTCAACGACTACATCGAGGTGCTGCAGGCCCGGGCTGATCGTGGTGATGAAATTGACGGCCTGTCCACGGGCATTCCTGATTTGGACGAGAAGCTGCAAGGTCTCAAGCCTGGCCAACTGATCATTATCGCTGGCCGACCGGCCATGGGCAAAACCACGCTCGCCATGAACATCGCATCTCACGCCGCTATCCGTGATGGGAAAAGCGTAATGGCGTTCAGTTTGGAGATGGATAACACGGGCCTGATGGATCGCTTCATGGCGTCCGAAGGGCGAGTGCCCTTGCAGCTGATCAAAAATGGCAAAGCCCCAAACACCCACGGCGCGGAGCTGATGAGCGCCGCCGGCAAGCTCAAGAAGTCGAATCTGTTCCTGTCGGATCGCGCGTCGATGTCAATGAATCGACTGCGCTCGGCGGCTCGCCGCCATAAGCGTCGGTATGGCTTGGACCTCATTGTCATCGACTACCTGCAATTGGTGGAGTCCGAATCGCGCACGTCCAGTCGTGAGCAGGAAGTCAGCCACATGACACGCACAGCGAAGCTTATGGCCCGCGAGCTAGGCGTTCCGGTGATCCTGCTCAGCCAGCTCTCCCGTAAATGCGAAGAGCGGCCCAACAAGCGCCCGCTGTGTTCTGACCTGCGTGAATCCGGCGCCATCGAGCAGGACGCGGACATCATCCTGTTCGTGTACCGCGACGAGGTCTACCACGAACACTCCGAAGCCAAAGGCATTGCCGAAATCATTATCGGCAAGGGCCGTGATATTGCCGGCGGCACCGTGCGCGCCGCTTTCCACGGTCAGTACAGCCGATTCGAACAGCTTGCTGCTGGCTGGGTTGAGCCTACCAAACCCGAAAAGGTCAGCAGTCTGGCCGGTCGTTACAGAAAGGAAAATAACTGATGGTACCGATTCGCCTGGCCGTTCCGGTCCTGGCCAATTACCGCTACGCCGTGCATTGCTGCGGCTTCAAGTTGGATATGGACGTCCTGCCTGACCATGCCGTGGCTTTGTTCGCTGATGAGGCCATGGCCAAACGCTACGGCGACTGGATGTGGCCATCGACTTTTGAGGTCGTTGACCTACTTGCCCGAAAGGAGGGCAACGTTTGAATACCCAAATCAAAACCCTGACAGTAAAACTGTCGGATGCCGAGATTGTGCGCAACGCCAAGCTCGAGCATGTGCGTGACCTGCGTGATGCCGGCCACCCTGCATTGCACTTTCGTTTCGCCAAGAACCGTGCGCGCGGCTCTTGGTACCTCCTCCACAAGCGGCAGTGGCACCGTATCGGCGCCTTTCCCGATCTGAACACTAAGCAGGTGATCGCGGCGTTGCCGGCAGTGCGCCTGCGCGTGGCGGCTGATGGTGCGGCCAGCGTGTCGGGCTGGCTGACTGTCGGCGAGCTGCTCGATTGGTTCGGTGAGCGAATGGCCAAGTCGCGGGCACTGTCTGAAAAGCGCCGCGCGGCCATCAAGTCTGCGATCAGCTGCCAGCTCAAGCCGCGCCTGAATGATTTGTTGCTTAGCGATGTCAACGCCCAGGCCCTCGACAGGCAACTGATGTGGCCGGCGCAGGAAGAGCTGTCGCTGTCGTATGTTCAGCAGCTGTTTCGTCTGCTGGCTATGGCCTTTCGTCAGGCGCGCAAGCTGGACCTGATCCCTGTCAACCCGATGGCCGAGCTGAAGTTCAGCAACTTCACATCGGCACGTATTCAGCCCAAGCCCGCCCGGTTGCGCGATGTGCAGGTGCCCGAGTTAGTGACGCTGCTGGCTGAGCGCTTCGACAGCGCGCCAGGTGACGCCATGCTGGCCTTAATGATGCTGTGCCACGGCACCCGGATCGGTGAAACCCGCCAGGCGCGGTGGGCTGACGTTGCATTGCCTGAGCGTGAGTGGTTCTTGCCGGCTGAACACACCAAGAGCAAGACCGAGCTGCGCGTGCCGCTGACGGCTCAAGTGTGCGCACTGCTGCGCCGTTACCGTGACCGCCAGACCGCCCAGGGCTACACAGGGGCTTTTCTGTTCCCATCGCGCCGTGGCAAGCCGCTGAGTGATAACCAAGCCAGTGCCGTGTTCACTCGGTTGGGGCAGGGCGCCTGGACCAGTCACGATCTGCGCAAGGTCGCCCGCACCGCCTGGACTGACCTGGGCGTGGACGGTCACATCGGCGAGATGCTGTTGAACCACTCGCTGGGCAAGATCGCTTCTACCTACATCAACACCCAGGCCAAGGAGCAGCGCCGCCTCGCGTTGGTGAAGTGGCACGACTGGTTAGATGCACGTGGCTTCAAGGCGATTCACGCGCAGACAGGCGTTAGATATGAAGATTCGCAAAACCTTGTAGACGCCTTGAACGGCGGGGCCTGCGAGCCAGAACCACAATTTGTTAAGGGCGAGGTTTTAAAACGTGCAGAAACGACAGGGGCCTGGCTTTAAGCGGGGGCAGATCGAGCTCGAACCTTGCTCGATCTGCAAGGGTAGGGCCGTAGTGGCGGGGGTGTTTTATGAGCTGATTTGCACGGATTGCAACGGCTCAGGTTGGGTTGTTCAGGGGACCAAGTTGGTGCTTTCTGTCGACGAGTTGGTCACCCAATTGAGTTTCAAATTGCAGCAGGTGCAGCGCGAAGTCTTGGCGTTAAAGACTGCTCCAGCACCGATAGGGCCACAGAGCCAATACGAGCAACCAAACCGTCTGGGAGCAGGCGGAACAAATTACACAGGGGATTGAGAGCATGATGATTCGTAAGCCGGCTGGCCGGCCATTGGGGGACACCGAATACCTGCTTGAACAATGGGGATGGTGGAGAATGGACGGGATGGGTGTGCCTGGTTACACGTCGCCAACTTTGGCGCTGATGCGGCAAGCGGTAGCACAGGTATCAGTTAGTAAGAATTACTGCATCACAGATGAGTGGGCCGTAGCTATCGATAATGCTGTGGCTAGGCTTACCCTTCGGGATCAACAGATGGGAGACGTGATTTGGCTCTACTACGGCGAAAAGTGGCCAATGTTGCGAGTGGGGAAGTATTTCGGACTCAGTGAGGGGAAAGCACGTGAGTTGGCGAGGGCTGGGGCTGCTTGGGTGGATTGTGCTGTGAGTGAGATGAGGGCGGTGGCTTGAAGTCTGCGACGCCTTCCTGACTGCTATCTGAATCGCCCCAGATTTACTAGACACCATCCGACTGTCTACTTATTGCCGATTGCTGCCTTTCGCGACGAGCTGCTATGGGTCGTTTTCTGACTCTCACGACGGGCAGAAAACGGCCAAAAGCGATCACTCAATATGCGTGTATAGGCTGAGGCATTCCCCGCTAAGGCACAGTTCACCTTCACGGCGGCTCATGCGCCCTGATGGCCTCTAGACATTAACGTGTCGATTAGCCATTATTTGGTAACCCCATTAAGCGAAAACCTTATGGGCGAACTTAGGATCTGATCGTGATTTAAAAAAGCCTAACTACAAGAAGGGACGCACTTATGAAAGCTGAGGAAATATTCGGAAAATCTGTTGGTCAAGTTGGGGAGTTAACTCACAAGCTGAGAAGTGTGACGGATCTTATTCGCCATATAAAAACCAAAGAGGAAAGTAGTCCCGCTAATTATAGTATTTTTTTAGGGGCTGGAGCTTCAGTAACATCTGGAATAAGGACGGCTGGGCAGCTCACAGATGAGTGGGCAAATGAACTGTATGAGCGATTTAAAAGAGAAAAATCGAAAAGCCCACAGTTAGCAAAAACGTATTTCGAAAAAGAGCATCCAAGTTGGTATAATTCAGACAACCCCTATTCATCTCTTTTTGAAAAAAAGTTTGACTTGCCTACCCAGAGGCGTCGATTTGTAGAGCAGGAGGTTGATAGCAAGTTACCCTCAATTGGCTATTCTTATCTAGTCTCTCTAGTTGACTACAATTACTTCAATACAATTTTTACTACAAACTTTGATGATCTTATAAATGAAGCATTTTATGTGTTTTCCAATAAGAGGCCGATAGTTTGCGCCCATGATTCTTCTATAAGATCAGTATCTATCACATCAAAACGGCCTAAAATAGTTAAGCTTCATGGTGACTATTTGTTTGATGATATTAAAAGTACATTGCGTGAGACTGAGTCTCTTGAACAAAACACCAAAGAAAAATTTGTAGAGTTTTGCAAGGAATATGGTTTGATCGTCGTAGGGTATTCGGGGTGCGATCGTTCCATTATGGATGTCTTAGAGTTTTTGGTGAAGCAGGAGAACTATTTAAAAAATGGAGTTTACTGGTGCTTGCGGCCTGGAGATGAAGTGTGTCACAACTTAAGGAACCTTATCTGGAAAGATAAAGTCTACCCAGTACTCATAGATGGTTTTGATGAGTTGTTCGCAGAGATACATTTTCAAACTATTGGTAAAGAACTTAACCTCAACTCAAGTACAAAGCAATCCAAGCTGGAAATGACTATAAGGCAAATTGTAGAAGATAGAAGCAATTTGGCAAAAAATGAAATCATCGGAAAAGAAATAACTTCAATACGTGAAGATGGTGATTCAAAAGATA